TTTTGTTCTTGATATCTTGATACCACCACCTTCAGCAAGACGACAGTTGGCAGGTATTAGTTCTTTCAATACCTTACCAACTGCTCGGTGTTGATCGTATGGAATTTTTGTTTCACGCCAAGTATGTGCATTAGCTACAAACTCATTGTTCTTCTCCATATCTATACGAATCATTTCGTTTACTTTTATGTTGTCTGTATAATCGTGTACTATTTTTTCTGCTTTTATATTCTCTGGTTCTTTGTCTGTCAGTATGTGTTGCTTCCAAAAGGTATCTTCCATTTCGTAAAGCATCTTTATGTATTCATTATCGTATTGTATTTCACACCATTCGTATCTCATATTACCAAAAATTACTGAGAGGTACGCTCTATTCATCATTGCAACTTGCATATAATGTTGTAGTTGTGGCATATATTTTCGTATAACATTTTCTAAAGTGTTGTTGGCATTGGTATGCTTACACTCTAGGACACAAAATTTGTCACTAACATTTGCTATACCATCAAGACTAGCGTGTCGGAATCCATCTGTGAAATCGTGTTGCACTCTATGTGATAATAGTTTATGTCCTGTTTCCTGCCAAAACCAATGCTTGTTTAATTTCTCTGTAACAATGCCGATCTGAACAGGTAACACCCGATCCAAGTTAGCAGGTTCTTGACGCCCTGTTTTTTCTAGCCAGAGTGTGTGCCAATCACCTTCCATAATGCGAATTGCATCTGAACCACCAAGTGTTTTAGGTCGTTCTACTTTTTTCTTTGGTTGCATATTATACTCCTTTCGTATTTAGTTTATAGCACTTTTGTACTATGTTTGCAAACTTTTTTGTCTTTAAATATGTATTTTCTATGAACAACATTCCGTGATCAAATGGTGGTTCATAGATTGCAAGAAAGTCTGCAGGTACAGGCAACCTCCTGTACTTGTAAGTCTTAATTAGTTCTATTGTATATTGTTCTATAATGCACCTTGGATATTTAGCTAATATATCTTTGTATATTTTTAAACCAAGTTCATTAGGTACATCACACCCAAATGTAGAGGCACACATTTCTATTGCCGTGCCTATATATTTAGGGTCAGCAGGTTTCATATAATCTTTACAATCTAATAATGCATTGTTTAGTCTATGTAAATTTAATAGTGCCGCTTTCTCTGTAGCTACATACTCTTCAACCTTGTCGTTTTTTATCGCCAATAGCAAAGACATTATGTATTCGTTCACGGCGTTCTTCAGTACCTGCGGCGGTCTGAGTTGTATTGGTCGTGAATTTTTTGGCACGGAGTAACCAAGATCGGAAAGCATAGTGCCAATCTGATTTAGTTGTTCCACTTGCCCGATAATGGTTGTTAAAGATTTTAAGTTCGTTGTCATAATTATACCTTTCACCAAACTCTTTTACAATCCATTGCTTAGTATCAAAGCTAGGTGTAAATCCCTTTGGTATTTGTGTTAAGTGAACATTGAGAATGATATTAAAACCAAGTACCTGACACCAATTAAAAAAATTTATAGTGCTTGGTTGTTTCTTACCACATTCCCATAGTGATACAAGACTATCCGATACACCTAGCTTCTCTGATACTTCTTGAGAAGATAAACCTAAATGTTGTCGGCGTTCTTGCAAATCTTTGATTGCATATTTATACATAAGGACTTATCAGAATTTCACATTCGGAATATGATAAATCATCTGCACAACTTTGTCTAACTTCAAGGAACTTTGTGTTCTTAAACTTAGGTAAAGATAGCAATAACCTTGCATAAAATGGTTTGTGATTATTATTTATTTTGAATTTTTTATCAGTTGTATCTACCATTGTTTCCCAACGAACACGATTAATAAGCATTTCACTTGATAATCTTTTATGTCCAAGGTGAACCATATCTGTAGCAAACGATAGGTACAGATCCCACACTCTTGGATTGTCTAAATGAAAATCAATGAACTCGCAAGTGTTTGGTGACTTGCCAAACTTTAAAGTCTTGCGATCAAATTTTAAGTCAACGATATATTTATTTATCATTTTACCTCCTTATTCATAGGGATGAATATTTTAATGTGAATAAAACCACCTTGCATAGATGAAATTGTGTGTTCATATGGACAAGTCTTAATCCAATCAAGTGCACCTTCAATGTTAGATACTTGAAAATTTACCATAATATACTCCTTTGTTTGTATGGTTAATAGTGGGCGTTTGCTCATAACTAGGTACGCCCAAACCTAATCAATGCAAGGAACAAATAAATTTAGTATCTAAAAAAACCTTGCATATGATTTTATAAATATTTAGACCAATGTTCATTCCACATTTCTAATGTTATAGCATTATATTCTTCGTCGTGTTTAAGTGATGGCTCAATAGAACCCTCTGCTCTTGCATTCGGAAAAAGTGGTGATGACATTATAGTTGGTTTGAATGGTCGTACTGCATACCGGAACTCCTGAATTGTTTCAGACTCTCCAAGTCTTGCAACGACTTCATCAAAGATTTGATCTTCTCGCATAATATATCCCTTTCGTACTACTATTATACTATTAATATTCTACTATGCAACTAGTTCTTGCCATTGTTTTGAACCAAGTGCTTTAGCTACTTCATCTTCTCTGCGCTTACGAATAGCGTGTCCACGCACTCCGTCTGTATGCGTAGACCAATAAGTCATAGCATTATATAACGCCCACTTAGTTCTACCAAGTGTTCGTGCCTCACGATCAAAACCTTCAAGTAATGTTTCAGTTCTTGTTACATTGAATGGTATTGAGTTGGAAGAACGCTTAAATGTTTTAGCTACAGTTTGTTCTAAAAATCTTTGCACAGAGTTTGGATGTAACTTGATATGTGCCCATTGAGCATAGTCCATACCAGAGTCCATAAAGAAATCAACGCCTGTCTTTACACGATCCGTGATACTTTGAATGTTTACTTTCGTTGTATGTTTGAATCGTAAAGTAGATGCATTGACAGGTGTTGTACAACCATTCATACACCACAAGCGTAAGCCATCACATATAGTTGCGAATGCCCACGATTGGTCATATGAATTGAAGAAGTTGATACGAAACTTTATGATATCATCTTTCTGTGGTTGAATGACAAGATTCTCAAATGTTACAGATCCTCTCATCTTTGCGCCGCCTTCAAACACTTTGATATCTGTTTTGTAATCAAACATACCTGTTTTTTCAACGCCTTGCATAACTTTATCAACAACATCTTTGTGTGCTATTGGTTTGTATTTACTGCCGTGAATACCAAGAACTTGTCCGGTATCTGTACGAACACACGCTCTTGCCATATCAGGAGGTACAGAATAATTCTGATTACCAAAATTATCTGTCCTGTTTAGTGCTTCAAGTTCCACCATTTCTGTTGGAAACTCGTAGTCTTGCTTAATATCATCTAACATTTTTACTCCTTTGTTTTTAATTAGATTTATATTATATTATAGTACATCATACTTTTCCTTTCGTAAAAGATCAGCTAATCCCTTTGCTTGTTCTTTAAGTATGACTAGAGAAGTGGTGATGTGTTCAAAATTATTTTGCGAAAGCTGTTTACTCTCGCACGAATCCAACGCCACTTCTATTGCACCTATACATTTTGTGATTACCTTCATTTCGTATTCACATTTGATTAGGTACTGCAATGAGTAGAGTTCCATATTTTGTTCCCACTCATAGCGTTCTTCAAGTGCTTCTATTGCCAATACATATCACCTCCTTTATGCTTTGTATTGTTACTTTGCAATCTTTTCTAACTCATCTACAGCGTGAGCAATTTCTTTCATACGCTCGTCATATTCTGGAGCATACAATTTGTTTTCTATTTCTAGTAGCGATAGATTTGTAAGATGTTCCATAACACCATAGTAATGTTGTGCTAAGCCAAACTTACTGTGAGATATAAGATCATCAGCATACTTGCTTTGTATGATATCTTGATACTCGTTTGACATAGTTCTGAATGTATTGACACGATTAATCTCGTGCATAGTTTTTTGATGA